GCCGACGAAGGCCGGCAACGGCACGATGTTGAAGCTGACGTGGGACATCATCACCGGGCAATTCACCAACCGGAAGGTGTTCCAGAACATCAACATCGCCAACCCCTCGGCGCAGGCGCAGGCGATCGGCCAGCGTCAGCTCGCCGATATCTGCGAGGCCGCCGGCACCGGCGTAATCCGGGACAGCGAGGAGCTGCACTTCAAGCCGATGCTGATCCGTGTCGGCCTGGACAAGCCGAACGAGGGCTTCGAGCCGAAGAACGAGATCAAGCGCGTCAAGGCGCTTGGCCGTCAGTCGGCGCCAGCGCAGCCCGCGCAGCAGCGGCCGGCATCGTCGCAGGCCTCTCAGGCTCCGCCGCCCCAGCAGCAGCGGCCAGCGGCGGCGGGTAGTCGCCCCTGGAACCGATAGGGAAGGCGCCCGGCGGGCCGTTGCCTCGAAGCTAGCCCCGCCGGGCTCTCTCCACCCATCAGCCTGAAAGCTTCGTGCGGAGGCCGCGACGATGGACGCCACAACTGCGTCTGGCAAGACGACTGAAATTCCGGAACTGAAGTCGCCGATCGCGACTGCGATTGACGCGGCGTGGGCGACGCGCAACGACGAACAGCGCGGCTACCTCGGCGCCTCTGTCCTTGGGCGCGAGTGTTCACGCGCTCTCTGGTACGACTTCCGCTGGGCGCATGACGCCGAGAAATTCTCTGGCCGCATGCTTCGCCTCTTCGCGACCGGCGATGTCGAGGAAGAGCGCCTGAAAGACGACCTTCGCGCCATCGGCGTCGAAGTTCTCGATCGCGATCCCGCCACCGGCGAGCAGTGGGCGATCAGCTTCGCCAACGGCCACGCGCGCGGTCACGCTGACGGCAAACTGTCGAATGTGCCGGCCGCCGAAAAGACCGAGCATCTATTCGAGGCAAAGACCCACAACGACAAGAGCTTCAAGGCTCTCGTGAAGGACGGCGTCGAGAAATCGAAACCGGCGCACTACGCCCAGATGCAGCTCTACATGCACGGCCTCGGGCTGACGCGCGCACTCTATCTCGCCAAGAACAAGAACGACGACGAAATCTATGCCGAGCGCGTCCGCTACGACGCGACGGCCGCCCTACAGCTCGTCGCCAAGGCCGAGCGCATTGTCGCCGCTCATCTCGCGCCGGCCAAGCTCCACGACGATCCGGAAGCGAAGATGGCTTGGGCGTGCCGGTCATGCCCGGCGCTGGGCGTTTGCCATCACGGCGAGTTCGCGCGGCGCAACTGCCGTACCTGCCTGCACTCGACGCCGACGGCCGGCGGAACGTGGACGTGCGCGCGTTTCGCTCGCGAGTTGACGATCGAGGATCAGCGCGCCGGCTGCGCCCATCATCTGTACCTGCCGTCGCTCGTGCCCGGCGAGCAGATCGACGCGGACGAAACGCTTGAGCATGTCACCTACAAGCTGACGACCGGCGCCGAGTGGCGCGACGGCATGGCGGAGGCAGCGCCTGAGGCCGCGCCTGCGGCTGTTGCGCCGACTGAGCCCGACCCACAAGGCGGCGCGGAATGGCAGGCATGACCGTCACAGCCATCCGCACCTGCCTCGAATGCGGCGAGACACTGACGACGCGACGCGGTGACTTTTGTCGCCAGGCGCATCGGCGCGACTGGAACAACCGCCGGGCCGAGCGCGGCGCGCAAATCTACGACCTGTTCATGGCGCTCCGCTACGAGCGCTCGGACGCAACGGATCTGAAGCTCTGGAAGCTGATGAACCGCATGGGCGCGAACTTCCGCGAGGAAGACGCCGCCGATCGCGGTGGCCGCCGGTCGTGGCGGCGCGCCAAGGACGTGATCGCTGATCGGCCGTACCTGAAGGCCGAGCTGATGGTCGCGCGTCACGCCGTGGGCCGGTCGGGGAGAGTGTCATGACCGGCGGCACATGGACGAACGAGGCTCTGGCGATCCTGCGGCGGATGCACACTGCAGGCGCGCCCTTCTCGGCAATTGCCGAAGCGATAGGGGGGGGCATGTCGCGTAACGCCGTCATCGGCAAGGCGACCCGCCTCGGTATCACCGGCGATCGCCGCGTCACGGCCTACAACTGGACACCGGAACAGATCGACCGACTGCGCCTGCTTCATGCCGAGGGCCACACGGCGGCCGATATTGCGAAGACGATCGGCGCATCCGAGTCGACAGTAGGCAAGAAGCTCCGCGCCCTTCACCTGGCGCGCGGACGCTGGCCCAAGGGCCCGACGAAGGTCCGCACTTCACCGCCCAAATCGAAACTCTTGCCGCCCACACCGCCGGAGCCGCCGCGGGCGCCCGACTGCGAGCCGGTCACGCTGCTCCAGCTCGAATTTCACCACTGCCGGTTCCCGATCGGCGAGGTGAAGGGCCCCGATACGCTCTTCTGCGGTGACGCGAAGAAGGTTGGTTCCTACTGCCGGTATCACAACGCCATCGTGACAGGCGAGGGCACCTACAGCGAGCGCCGCGCCGTCGATCAGGCCGAGAAGGCCGCGGCATGAGCGCGCTCATTTGCCCGTGCTGCAGCCAGGTCGTGACGAGCGCCGTCCGCGATCCGTCAATCGTGCTTGCTCTCGTTCATCTATCGCCGCTGGAACGGAAGATCGCCGGCGCCTTGGCGCGCCGCTTTGGCCGCTGGTGGTCGCCGAACGATCTCGTCGATGCCGTTTACGCCGACGATGTCGATGGCGGACCAGAGACAGCCAGAACCGCGATCGCCGTCCACATCGCAACGCTGCGCCGGCGGCTGGCCCGCACGCCGCTGACGATCGAGGGGATGAAGGGCAGCGGCGGCGGCCGCCGCATGGTGTGGAGGGACGCGGCATGAGGAAACCAAGGCGTCCAAAGAAGCGGCGCTACGCCGACTTCAACTCCATTGCCGTCGCGCATCGCGACGCCATGCTCGCCGCCGGCGACATGGAGATCGAAACGCTCTTCGCGCGCATCGCCGATATCCGCGCTCTGCAGGTCTCGATCAAGCTTGCGACCGATCCGATGATCGGGCCGCGCCAGGCGCAGCCGGTCACCAAGGACCAGCAGGCCGAAATCGACCGCATCGTCGCCAACCTCGGCCAGCACAGCCGCGGCGACCGTGAACAGACGGACGCCGATCGCAGCAACGTCGAAACCGCCAACGAGGTTCAGGTCGCATGAGCGCGCTCGACGAATATCGCGCGCTCTGCGCCGCCAAGAAGCCCAAGGCGATGGCGGAAGGCCTGTCGCGCACTCCGGAGCTGAACGCGACGCTCTTCGACCATCAGCGCCACGGCGTCGAATTCGCCCTTCGCGCCGGCCGGTCCGCACTCTTCTACGATACCGGCCTCGGCAAAACGGCGATGATGCTGGAATGGGGCCGCTGCATCGTCGAGGCGGAGAACAAGCCCGTCCTGATGCTGACGCCGCTGGCCGTCGCGGCACAGCACGTCCGGGAGGCTGAACGTCTGGGCATCGACGCTGTCCAGTCGCGGCTGGGCGGAGCGCCTGACAAGGCGCGCATCGTCATCACCAACTACGAGCGGCTCGACCGCTTCGATCCGGCCGACTACGCCGGCGTCATCCTCGACGAAAGCTCCATCCTCAAGAGCTTCACCGGGAAGACGGCGCAAAAGCTGATCGAGTCGTTCGCCTCTACGCGCTACCGCTTGGCCGGCACGGCAACGCCGGCGCCGAACGATCATACCGAACTCGGCACGCACTCGGCCTTTCTTAGCGTGATGCGCCGGCAGGAAATGCTGATGCGCTGGTTCACGCACGACAGCGCCAACACCGCCGAGTGGCGTCTGAAGGGCCACGCCGCGGCACCGTTCTGGGATTGGGTCGCGTCGTGGGCGCGGTGCGTGTCGAAGCCTTCCGACCTCGGCTTCTCCGACGACGGCTTCATTCTGCCGCCGCTCAATCTGCAGCAGCACATCGTCCGCGCCGATCGCAGCGTCGATGCCGGCGAAGAAGATGACGGGCAGGGCCGGCTTTTCCGGATGCCGAACCGCAGCGCGACAGCCATTCACAAGGAGAAGCGCCTGACGGCGGACGCGCGCGCGGAGATCGTCGCCAGCCTCGTATCGGGCAACTCGACTGAACCCGTCTGCATCTGGGTCGATACCGACTACGAGGCTGACGCGGTGAAGGCGGCAGTGCCGGATGCGAAGGAAGTCCGCGGCTCGATGCCGATCGACCGCAAGGAAGAGACGCTCGACGCCTTTTCCAAGGGCGAGCTGCGCATCCTACTCACCAAACCGTCGATCGCCGGGTTCGGCCTCAACTGGCAGCACTGCGCGACGACCGTCTTCGCCGGCGTCAATTTCTCCTACGAGAGCTTCTATCAGGCCGTCCGCCGGTTCTGGCGCTTCGGTCAGAAACGCGCCGTCGCCGCCCACATGGTTTGCGCCGATACCGAGCTTGAGATCGCCGCGGCCGTCACGCGGAAGGCCGGCGACCACGACCGCATGAAACGCGAGATGGCGGCCGCGATGAAGCGCGCCGTCCTTTCCGTCTCTCTCGATTCCTATCACCCAGACCAGGAGGCGCGGCTTCCCGCGTGGCTGTCATGAAAGTCTTTGCCGAACATCACGGCGACCGCTTTTCGGCGTTCAACGTCGACACGATCGAATTCACGGCGACGCTGCCGCCAAACAGTCTCGGGCTGTCGGTCTACTCGCCGCCCTTCAGCGCGCTCTACGTCTACAGCGCCAGCGAGCGCGACATGGGCAACGTCGCGTCGCACAAGGAATTCGCCGAGCAGTACCGCCACCTCGCACGCTCGCTGCTGGCAGCGACGAAACCCGGCCGCGTCGTGTGCGTCCACTGCTCTGACATCACCACGACGAAGGTGCAGCACGGCAAGATCGGCCTCTACGATCTGCCGTCGCTGCTTCGCCAGGTCCATGAGGAC